GCCGATCTATTGGCGATGTAGAGCGTGCCACTAGGGGGTGAAGATTCGGTCGCCGTTTGCCGCGCTTCCAGGTTAACCCGAAAACCTATATCAATCCCGTTCCAGTCGCTTGCCTCTATTGTTACTTGTCCCTCTGACACGGCTACACCGCTAGGTATAGATGGGGCGCCACCACTCCCTATTAATGTTTGATTGGCAGTGTTATTAACCTCAAAAGCATTCGCTATAAATGATTTTGCGCCCGCACTAACCGGATTAGCCGAACCCGAATATCCATAAGGAGTGAGAGCCTGAACAATCGTGCCTTGCGGGTGCCATATCTGGTCCCAATCGACGGGCGCTGCTGTGTCCGTTGCTCGCATGAATCGAACTTCGATGGTAATTTCTTCGTCGCAAGAAAACGCCAACCTAGCAGAGGCGTGAGAACTCGTTACAGAACAATCATACTCCTGCCACTCACTTGTTAATCCTTCAAGAGTAGCCGCCGTTCCAACTTGCGTGTATGAACTATTAAGGAACCCAAAAAAGGTGTTACTGGTCACGCTTCCACTGACCAGCCGAACCTCGCATTTCCCACTTCTATCGAGGCTCGCATTTGCAAAGGTAGCAAAAGCAATCCGACCCGCACCTGTGCCGCAAGCAATCCTGTATATGGAGTCACTTGGTTCTGTCACTGTGGCCTGCGCACCTACGCTCCAATCCGTCAAATCCTCGCTGACCAGATTATCATGAAGGGTAGCCGATACAATATCCGTAGCATAGACATCGCCTGCGCCGCTTCCGTCAACGTGCGCTGGGCCGGGGGCTGAGGAGTTGTGGCAACGAGAGCACTTGACCTCGTAGGTTACAGTTTTTTCGGTCGTGTCTATCTGTAACCTTGTGTTTGCGGTCCATGTGATCGTAGAGGAAATATCAAAATTTTGCCATTCAGAGGTCAGTGTGATATCTTTAGTAACCTGCGTAAATGGTGAATCTTCGCGCTGAATCATTAACCGCATTGCGCTTGGATCGCCATTGATTAATCGCATGGAGAATGCGCCTGTATAGGGTTGCCCCGATGTTCCCGCGAACACATCGCGAACACGGGCGCTGGTCTGACCCGCGGTTTGTGTTACTGTCACACGAAATACCCCATCGCCTTGATCAGTAACATTAATAGTACCACCGCCAAGAGTTGATGCATCCCAGCTCGTAATAACCGTACTGACCAAATTCGTCCGACCCTCAAACGCGCCGATCACAGGGATTTGGCCAAACATCGTGAGGTCTGTCTTGGTGTAGCCCGCGTCGCTGGTAGCAGGAAACTCAATGGCTGTATCAGATGCGAATGCGACGGTCGACGGTAACTGATATAGAATATCTGTATTATCTGCACCGTAGATGTTGTAGCGAACCCCTGCGGTGCTCCCATCCGTGGTTCCGGTCACGTTGATTGTTTGCCATTCGCTAGTCGCAGTAAAATTGGTCTGGGATTTTATCGTATCACTCCCAGCGTTCACAATGGCGATGAATCCTGATTGAGTAGCTACAACATTGGACTTGACCTGTATAGAGAACGTATAGTCACCGTTTGCGCCTAGTTCACGCCCCCATATTTTTCGATCCACATCGCTCGGCGGTTCGGCGGTCTGTGCCCGTACTATCTGAGTGTCAACCTGCGTGCCCGTGACATAAGTAGCATTAGCAACCGCCCACTGTGTCGCGGGGTCAGCCGTGATCCAGTTGTAATTGCGGCGCATCAAGGTCGCCCGATCATCGCCGCCTGCCGTTCCGCTTTTGCGGTTGCCGCTTGAGTCGTTCGTCGCCGCAATGTCCGTTCCAACCCATTTGGCCTCGGTCATTAGCTTGTGGGCCAGGTCCATGTCTAGCCCTGGCATCATCCCCGTAGGTGTACGCATTCGGTTGGCGAATCGGTATAGGCTTCTGTAGTCAGGTCTCATGGTTTAGGTTTTCCCTAGATAAGATACGTTCATATTTGCATAGGATATAGTAATGTCCACCGCTCCTACAGCATCGTGGGCCATACGGAAATCAACATCTGTGTTGTCAGAGGGTATGTCAATAAACCCGGTGAACCCGGCGTTACCTACATCTGCCCCTGTCCCCACCTTACGTTCCCAGTGGACGTTATCAGACTCAACGCCTCCGACAAACGCGGACCCCTTAATTATGACGTTGTTAGTGTCACTTGTAAAACTGAAAGTGCCCTCGATACGGTAGCGTCCAGCCTTCGTGATCGTGATCTTATCGTTAGCCACGTCTGCCGTACAGTTGGAACTCTGTCCGTTATCGGTGAAGGCTGTTGATTTGGTGTACGTCGCGCCGGTAGCAATGGTCTGCGCGGTACTCGCGTCGTGGGTGTGGATCTCAGCGAACACACCATCTTGCGCGATATACCCGTTTACGACCATCTTGGCCGTGCCTGAACCGGAGACGGTGCCGACAAGGAAATTCGAGCTCCCGTCCAGATACAATGAATTGGCTGCCGCTGATGTGGACACCCGCAGGATGTTGTTACCTGCGGACCGTAGATAGAAATCGGCGCCGGTGAACTCGAACCCGTTACGGCCAAAGCCGCTCGTCACGTCGCAGCTCAGAGACCCGCAGACCGCCTGGATATGCGCGGCTCTAGTTGAGTCTGCATTGGCCTTGAAATAGGTGTCGAGCGGGTTCCCGCCATCGTTAAACTGAAACCGGTTCGTGACTGAGTTGTCATCGAACGTCAACGCTATCGAGTTTGCGCCGGTATCGATAATCAAATTTCCGGTCGCATTGGTCTTGAGCGTGCTACTCTCAGTCAACACGCCCGCGGCACTAACGTAGCCCATGCGGTACTGAGTCGTCAGGTTGGCTCGCGTCGTAGTCCAAGCGGTATAGTCAGTACTCGTCAGATGGTAGTACTCATCGACAGTGCCGCCCTGGAGTCCTGCAAGGGCGTTATGCGTTGATGCCGTGGCTGAAGTGAGCGCCTGCGTGTACGGGCTTTGGATGTCCTCGAAAGCGTCAACACTCTTCCGGATGATGATCTTACCAACGAATTCCGCTGTAGAGTCTGCGTCAAGATCGGAAGGAAGCTCCGCCGGCAGTTCTGCGGCTTGCGCGTCTGACAGGGAGGCGTATTCCGCGATGCCGTAGACGATTTTATAATGGGACGGTGTGTTTAAGACGGCATACACATAATGGACGCCATACTTATTATTGCTCAAGGTCGCAAGTGTCCCGCTATCATCGTCGTACTGAGTCACGTTGATCTGTGTTTGGGACGCAACGCGAGTCCATCCCGAAGCACCGTCACGGTAAAGGTATTCAAAAGTGCCTGCAACACTCGTATCAAGTGCTGGTGTCGATAGCGCACTGTTCAGGAGGTAGAAGGATCCTGCCGTAATCGAGATGTTTCGAGAGCCTTCATCTGCGATAAACGCGCCGCTGGCATGTTCCGTGCCTCTGACTTGTGCATCCTTGATATTGTTCTTGCGAATAAAATCTATGTTGGTCCCACGAAAATCTACAATATTTAGCTGAGTGCCTAGTCGGTTGACCGCATAGATGATCGCTTTCGTCTGATCTCCCCATACTATGGCAGGGTTATCAGTTGAGAGTAGTTGTGGGCTGCCACTGTTGTAGTCAGCCATGATATAATTGGTCTTACCATCGACAAACGTCATGCCGGTGACTGCGCTCAGTGCGTACCCGCACAAGTCGCCATGAGGCGAGTTCGTAGCACGGAGCACGGCAGAACCTGCAGTAATATTTATGCTACCATCACCGACCTCTGTAATGACAAATTCGCTCTCCGTGGAGTCACTTGTGCCGGCGCTCCATTGATGGCTGATTACATCCTGCATCGTGGCTATGTGCCCATGCGTCCCGCAATATGCAACATCATCAGTATCAAGGGCGCTGATATCAACTCCGTCAACCGTGCCAGAGACTGTGATATTCCCTACCACATCGATTCCGGTGCTGTCCAGGGTGCCAATGACCAGATTGCCAAGTGTGTACCCCGATCCCGCCTTGTTGACGGTGGTCGTGGGCTCGACCTCAAGTCCAGAGTAAAGGTTGAACTTGCCATCCGAAGCGTCTCTGAACATGCCAGAATACTTAGTCCCGCCACTGCCATAAACGCCGTACCAGCCGATATCTATTATGTCGGTGGCCGTGTTATCCTTGGCATATTTCATCAGACTATCGCCAATGGCTACAACTGTACTGTCAAAGGTTGTGGTAGTGCCGGTAACATCGAGGTTGCCGCCAATCGTAACAGTGGATCCGTCATCAGTGATCGAGGAGTTTACCGCGTCCCCACTGGCATCTGCCTTGGGGATAGTGTTCAGGGTAAGTACAGAGCGCCCGCCTACGGCATCAAGAGTACCCCTGGCGGTTCCAGCATCAGCATCGTCCAGTAAGGACCGTCCGTATGCCGTTAACGACGTGACAGCATAGGTATCGCTGGCAGTCGTGTAGATCATCTTGTCTGCAGCAGTTGTCAGTCCTGCGATACTGGTTAAGCCAGCGTCAAGCGGCTGGTAAACAGAGCTTAGTCCATCTATGTCGGAATCAAGTTGATCCAGGGCAGCTGACACATTGCCGCCAGTTACCCCAGAGTCATTACCGATCATTGACGCGGAATAATCGTTTGTTGCCGGGGATACATCACCTGTGCGAGATTTGAAGCTGAATACATACGTCAACACGGCCTCTTCGTCGAGAGGGTTAGGTGGCGCTATTGTCGCTTGCGGGATCTTGGGGATGATGGTAATCGGCATGCCGTTATTCCTTAGTTTGTGCCTATTTCAGCTTAATCAGGGCAAAGATACCCTCAAGCTGATTGCCGTTCAATTCCTTGGGCAATGATGCCTCTGGTATCTCTACCAGTTCAACAGCTTCGGCCTTGTCAAGCTTTCCGGTAACAGGCTGGGTTTTCAAAAGTTCTACATACTTCTTCATCTGAGCGTCGTAAGCGTCTGTTACTTTCTTGTTGCTCTCTTTGAACGCATCAATCTCAGCCTTGAACTCCGGCCATTTCTCGTTAGGTACTTTTAACTGCCCTGATTCAACCGGGAGTGCGTATTTCTCGAAGATGTCACGACGGTCCTTATCAATCTGAATCATCTCTGCAGACGGTACCTCACCCTCTTTGACGAACTTGATGTGGTTCTTAAGGGCATGCCGGTTGTGTGCTATACGAAGGCTGAATTTGGGGCTACTCTTTGCGCTGCCCACTGCTTTCAGTGCATCGTTAAGGTCGATGATTTCCTGGTAGGTGAGTTTGAGCTTCATAATGTTTTTCCTGTTGTGTTGTTGCTAGATTAGCGAGTTGTACTTGTTGAGGTGAAAGCCAGCGAGCTTCATGTTTTGATCGTCTTCGCTGTCCTTGGTGAGGATTATCTGGGAAACAAAATGGGAGAGTGCACTGCGCATGTTCGATTCGAAGAAGAGCGTCTGTCCAGTGGTGGTAATGTCGACAATTACTTCATAGGCACCGGCTGCGGTTAGAAGTAGATCTTTCCGGTCGCCTGCAAGTTGGTAGTTCGCATCAGTTACCGCACGTAACATCTCAGCATCGCTGAACCGGTAGTTATCGCTCTGTTCGCTCATGTCGTTAAGCTGCTCGCGTACCTCGTCTATCACGTCTTGTGCGGTCATGTTAATCGTCCCTGCCTAGCTGAATCTGTTTACATTTCTGGATAACTGCACTATTCTTATCGATGGTCTTGGTTGTCTTCTGAACAAGTGCTACTAGTTCGTTCTTCACGTAATCCTCGACAGCGTTCAAGCGGTGGCATACTGCGGCGTAATCTTTTCTTCCCTGCCATATGAGGTAAATGAGTAATCCTGCTGGTAGACCGTTTGCCTTGATTACTTCTAGTAACACATCCATTAAAAATCCCTTTATAGATAAAATGACGGCAGGTGAGCCTGCATGTTTGCTGATTGACGTTTTTCTAGGCGGTTTGCTTTTGCCGATACTACCCCATCGTCGTACTTGACTTGAGCGGTCAAGGCTCCGGACGGGTCGAACCATGGAACTGGGTCTTCTGCACTGACTGGATCCTCTTTGAGCCTGGCTTCCGCACCCTTAGCTATAGCCATGCCGTATTCCTGGGATAACCAGTTGATAGCGTTGATATTGGTGAATGTAGGAATGTATACGACCTTCACCTTGATTGGTGTATCTTCCTCAACTGGCGCCGAATCCAATGTCAAAATCATGTCATTGGAAACGGACCATTGATATTCATACTGGTACGCGGTGTCAATGTATACTTCTACAACTCTGTGGATATACGTATCGCCTGGGACGGCCGTCAACTGGTAGTCTACCTGGTCTTCAACAGAGTCGATGTCAGGGAGAGCTTCCTGCCAGATTTCCGTATCAATACAGAACTGACGGTGTGCGTTACGCAATTCCTGCAGCATGAGGTTCTCAGGGCATCGCCTAAGTCTCATGAGCGGCAGTAGAGTTGATAGAAGTACATTAGCCATTATTCAGATAGCTCCGCTTGGATCTTCAGGACCTCTTCAATGAGGACCTTCTTAGTCGCACCGTCAGGGAGGTCGACATCAGGTTTCAACGCATGAGCATGGACAATAAGGAGTTCATTGCGCATCTGCGTCATCTTGCTCCGCGAAAGGTGCCCGGTGACAGGTGGAGTTACCGGAGGTGTCGGCAACGTGCTTACAACCGGAGCGTCAGGCAAGGGCAGCTCAACAGCTGGGTCGGCAGGGAGTAGCTCGATCTCGGTAGGGACGCCAGGGACATCGTCAGCAGAGACAACTGCGCCGGCAACCGGGGGCAATGCTGATTCGCCAGCGGCCAAGGGGGCTGCAACCACGTCGGGAGCATGCTTGTTGACGGGGACCATGCGGCCATCCCATCCAAGGTCTCTCAGCATTTCTTTGAGGCGGGCGTTCTCCTCGATCAGCACACGTTCCATTTCGGACTGACTACGATTGTCAATCACTAATGGTTCAGGTGTGTCGAGCGTGACGGTCTGTTTGCCGTCCTTGACTTCAAGGTAGCCTGCTCGGAAATTGGGATCCTTGTGCAATAGGGCTGTCCATGCAAAGATAGCACCATCGCCAAGTCGCTGTACGATTTTCATTGGTTGTGACATTGAACTGTTCTCCTGTTGTTTTCAGTTGGGGAGTGACCTGGAAGGTACCTGCATAATACGGGCACCTTCCAGAGCAATGATCATTAAACAGTCAGTTTACGACCGTAGATGATGATCTCTACCTTAGCGGCAGCAACGGCAGCACTGAACAGAGCACCGACATAGGCGGTCTTCGCGCCATAGTAGGCAGCAGTGACAGGAGCTGCGTCGAGGGTCTTAGCAACTGCATTACAGTCGATAGCGCCCAGGAAATTATCAGCATCAATAGCAATGTCAGTCGCGATGGTGTAATCGCCGACATTTACTGTGAGGGCGGAACCTTCAGCAGTGATAACATTGCACACGGCACCTTCAATCACGGTATCAGCTGGAATAGTCATCAGTTTGAGGACATCAGCGTTTGTGATTGCATTTACCGCCGCGTCAATTACGAAGGATTTTGTGAAAGCATTACCCAAACATACATTGTTGAGGGAGTTGCCTTCACCTTTCAGGTAAGTAGTATCAACAGCCATTATACAAATCTCTCTTTGGCATTGAAATTAAAAAAGTGGAACTGTGAAAAGGGAACGGGCGCGATCAAACACCCGCTCCCTCACAACAGGAATCATTATCCGCGGGCGATGTACCCAGTACCCATTGCTTCTGGCTTGAGGGTCTTGTACCCGTATGCCTGAAGGGACCTGATCAAGTCACCAAAGTCCTTCGGATTCTTCAGAGTCTCGGTATTAACCATCTGCGATGCAAAGGTCAATGCGTTCTTCTGTCCGAAGATGTTGTAGGTGGAGATAGGACCGGATGAGTCAGTAACCTTAGCCAGGTTATTGGTAGCATAGATCTCGAAGCGATCAATCATACCAATGCGGCCATTGCGGAGTGGGGAAACCTTGTCACCTGTCAGACTTGCGTCTTTAAGGTCAGAGGTTTTAACCAGTCCACATGCCCAGGCAGGAAGAGTCAACCAACGCTGGTCTGCAGGTACGTCCTGTTCGTCAAGGACGACACCACAGTCAACAATCCAGTCGATAATATTGGATTTAGTCAACAGCTTGGGGGCTGTCAATGCACCAAGATTAATAGACTGAGAGATGAGGCCAGCTGTGGCACCCATGTTACTAGCATGCGAGGTAGAGTATGTATTGTGCAAGACATCAGTATCAATGGCAATGGCCTGGATCTGTGAGGCATGAGCAGCCCACTTCTCCACGTAAGCAATATCACTCTGCTTTTTGTCCAGTGCGTTGATAGCCATAGCCCAATATTTGCCCTTATCAATCAGGAGATCGATGTAGCCAGGATCGGGGGTCTGGTAGTTGAGGTCTTGGCCCTTAACATAGTCTTGAACGATGATGTCAGGCAGTGTGCGGATCCGAAGAGTGTCACCGAATTTCTTCAGCTGGTCTTCGTGTTCAGTATTAGCGATTGCTCCAAAGACCGTAGTCTTATAGAACTCAATGAGCAACATAGTTGCGTACAGCATTGGAATGTAACTTCCGGACAGCTGCGGTTGTCCATCTGCGGTAGGATATGCCATTGTAAAAATGCCTTATCGTTTATGGCTCAATCGCGAAGATGCTTACCAAACATTTCCCGCATGCTGTTGAGGCTGTTGCGGGACTGCTTGGGCCGTCTTCAGGAGGGCCGTTAATTTTGCGGTTTCTGTCGACAACTCTAATGGCTGTAGACCTTGAGTTGGGAGAGCAACAAGAGCCTGCAAGATCTGAGCCTTTGACATCACCGGAGCTGCGTTCATCTGCTGAACGGGGGCGCCAGTTGTGTTAGGCATCACTGCTTGCTGCATTGGCTGGTTCACCGGCATGTACGGCTGTACGGGCTGCTGGTATGCGGGCTGTTGGGCCTGCAGAATCGGCTGTTGCGTTGGCTGTTGCTGGTAGACCGGAACACCGGCTCCTTGTCCCAGGAACATTTGGAAGATATGGGCGGCCCTTGAAGCATCACCCTCACTATAAGCATCATTGAGCCAGTCGCTGTAGGACATCCCCGACATTGGATCCACGCTGCCGGTTAACCACGTTTCGAACTGTGGATTGCCTTCGACCGTCTGGTAATTCGGTACCATGCGCGATAACTCGCCATGGAAGAACTGACTGGACAGCTTCTGGACTTGATCCATATTCTGGACGGGGGCTGCTGGTTGGGTGGATGCCTCGATCATGTTTTTGGTGGCGACAAGCTGTTGCTTGACCGCATCTACACCCCACTCGTCAAAGTAGGCCTGGCCGTAATGCTGGATGCAATCTGCATCTGTCACGTCGGCGGCTGTGATCTGAACTGGCGGTGCGGGTTGCGGTTGATTTGCGGTGGCTGGCTGTGCGGCTGACATCGCGGCTTGCTGCTTGAGCATCCGGATTTCGTCATTTGCGGCACGTAACCGTCCGTGCATCATATTGAGTTGCTGTGGATCCTGCTGCGGCATCTGCTGGGGAGGCTGTTGGGCAATCCCTTGCTGTTGCTGCTGCATTGGCTGTGGAGCCTGTGGAGCCTGAGCGGGTGCCAGTTGGTTATACTCTGAAGGCTGTTGCGTCTGTGGTAATGCCTGTTCCATTCCCGGTAGGGTAGCCGTTTCCGGCATCTGCGGGTTTGAAGCGTCTGGCAATACCTGCTGCATCACCTGTGCGGGCACGGGTGATTGCGGCGCAAGTGCTTGGACTTGAGCTAACTGCTGGGCTAATGCTGTTGGTTGGTCACTCATTGTTTTCTTCCTTGTTTCCTGCTGTTTTTTACGGGTGCCTCTGAGGAATCCATTTAGGAGCCTGAGAACGCATTGTCCGTTGTTTCTGGGGAGACCTTTCGCTTCATTTCTACGTCTAGAAACTATTCGATTGGAGATCGCCAGGAGACGCGGAGCCGGTTTCGGAATCCGCTAAATTTTCTATTTGCCTTGCCGTTTCCGGCGCGGTTTCGATGAGCTTGATCAGTTCGTGTAGGGTTTTGATCTCTGACCGGTGTTCCGGTAGGCTTTCCCTGTCTGATGCGCCAAGCATAACTTCAACGCTATGCTCTTTTGCGTCCTTCATGAAATTTACGAGAGCGTCCATGTTGCCCATGGCAATCTGTCTGATTAGTTCTGGCTCGGCCTGTTTCATTTCCACCGCCCGAATAGTATCTTGAGCGCCAGAAATGCGCGGGGGATTAATGGCATGTGATTGATTGCTCCCTGGAGCTCTGACTGCATCTTGTGGCCGCGTTCGATTGCCTTAGTGTAGAGCTCTTGGCCGTCGTCCTCTACTCGCTTGAGTTCGCGCTTGGCCTTCTTCCGCGCCTTGCGGATCTCGTTAACCGTGTTGCAGGTTCTGGCTCTGAATTCCTTCCTCATTGTGCTGCTTCCTGTTGTGGTTTTGGTTGATCAGGAGTTAGCGGTTGACCGTCCGGTCCAACTCCTTGCCTCTGCATCTCTGCGTTGTGCTGCTGACGAAGAGCCTCCTCACTCGGGACTACTTTGTCAACGGGGATATCTAGTGCCTTCGCGACTTCACGGAGAACAGTCGCCCTACCTTCAACGCCGATGATGGCCAGGTCAGTGGGATTATTCGTGAGTGCGAGAAATTCTTGGCGGCGTAACTGGGTCTGTTCCTTGACCAATAGGGCTAGTGCGCCTCGGGCTATTACCTGGGCGTCACCCTTACAGTTCTTGTCTATGTTGGGGTCAAGCATGTTTTGATTGTATAACCGCTCGATTGCCGGTCTGGTAACATACTTGTCGGTAGACTTGATAACCCGTTTGATCCCTCGTGAAGCGGCGCCCATGAGCATGGATAATCCCGATGCCGTTTGACCTGCCCCGCCTATGTCCTGGTCCCCTGTCACGTAACTCGGAATCAGCGTCCTATCGTCTGCCTTCTTCTCATACCAGTCTGACGTATTGATTAGCTCTGCTGAATTGCTCTTCGGCTGGAACCATTTAACCGGATCCCTCCCGCCAGACTTGCTGCTGCTGTACCCGATAACCTTCCATGGAGCGATGTTGTTGATGGTCGGGATGTATTGAGGAAGGATAGCGTCCAGATCAACTGCCTGCATAGGTCCCGATGCCAGCGCCTGATTATTCATCAGCGCCCGCTGCGTACCGTTTACACCGTCCTGACAATCTTCCATCTTTTCCGGAATACTTGCCAAACCCCATATACTATTTTTGTTACGCACGAATGAGTCAGCGAAATATGGGCGGCGGCTGAGTGGATCAGCATTGAGTTTAGCCAGGAGTACCAGATTACCGACTTTGATGCATTGGACGGGGTAGTATGCAAAATCGTCAGCTATTGCCTCTTTGGATCCCCACTGCTTTAGCATCCAGCCCGGTACATTACCCCAGAACTCAACGGCTGACACGGATCCTACGGCAATGCCGTTATTGTAAATGTCGTCACGGTCCTCAAGGGTTGCCTTCTCGGTATGGATGGAAAGGTCCTGGTCCGGTGGGTTGGTAATGCTCTGCTGGTTCATCGATAAAACGGCATTGATCGCATCTACATTCCAGCCAGGCACACCACGCATGAGGGACAGGTTCGCCTTGTCGATGTATAAGATTTCGCACAAGTACGACTCTTCCACATTGCGGGCATTGGGGCCTGGATAGAAATTCATTGGGTCAACACATTTCCAAGTCGGCACGATCTCTTCCTTGACAACCGGCTCACCGTTCTCGTAGGCCAAAACCTTCTTTTGGACCATGACCGGTCCCTTGAGTATTGCTGTCGGATAGGTTACGAGATCGTTGACAAACTCGCCTACAGCCTCTGCCCATCCACCCTCAATAGTCTGGTCAGCCATCTTCTGGGACATCCGGTCGTTGATCTCCTGTGCCTCCTCAGATAGCTGCTTGAGCATCTCATCATACATCTGAGTTGCGTATTCCTGGACCATCAGCCCGCGGGCGTCAATGTCCTCAGGCGTGAACGCTTCCAGATGTGCGAACTGCTGGACGGCTGCTTGTAAAATTGCTTCGCCCATATCTCCGGGCAATGTCGGGATTGGTGTAGGTCGTATATCCCAGGATCGATCATCTGTAGGTGTAAGTACGTCGGTCAGCCATGCTTCTGCAGCTTCGCATTTCTGCTCGGTGACATTGAAGAATAATTGAGTACCACCCTTCAAGGCTATGGCTGCAGCTTGTTCGGGGCTGTACTTGCCAGCCTTGAGTCTGCGTGATTTTAGTAGGCGGTTGGAGATGCCGACTGTTTCACGGAACATCTTGGCGTCTTCGAATGACTTGGTTACATGCAGCGATAGTGCGCAGACAACAGGTTGCTGGGCTTGCTTGCCTTCTTCGATTGCGGCGAGCTCGTCAGTGACTAATTCGTTGTCGGATCTTGCCGTTAGCATTGTTAACCTTTTTTGAAGTAGCGCACTGAAAGAGGATGCCTTCCAGTGCGCTTGATCATTCACACAGAACAGTGCTAACAATTTAAGCACATTATTTCGCGGAATCAATAGATTATATGCACCACCCCGTAAAATATTTGTACAACTAGCCACAACTGTACAATTTTTAAGCACCTAAAAACTTGCATATTTTTCAAAACTGATTAGAATATTTGCAACATCAGGAATACATATGGCAGAAAAAAAGGTTATCGACTACACTGCTCTCCCCACCCTTGAGCAATTCCATTGCAGCGATGCAGAGGTCCGTATGATCATGGGGCCGATAGGCAGCGGAAAGTCAGTGGGCTGTTGCATCGAGGTATACGCCAGGGCAACAAAGCAGAAGCCTAGCAAGGATGGAATCAGGCGTTCGCGGTGGGCGATAGTCCGGAATTGCTACGACAAAGAAACAGAACTATTAACCGAAAATGGATGGAAGCTATTCAAGGATTTATTGCCGGGGGAACGCGTCTCCCAGTTGAACGACTCAGGGCAAATGGAATTCGTTGAACCGACTTATTACTACAAAAAGCATTATTCTGGGGAGATGATGGGCTTTAAGTCTGAAGGCGTCAATTTCCTCGTCACTCCAGATCATCACATGATGGTTTCAAAGAAAAGAACTAGAAAACAAATATGGGGTGAGTACGAGTTTAAGAAGGCTCATGAAGTATATGGGAAGTCGAGCTACAGGGTAAAGCGTGACGCTGATTGGATCGGCACTCATCCTGGGTATTCTGTTGATTTCTTCAAGTGGCTTGGGTTCTGGTATGCCGAAGGATCATGTGGGGTGTACAAATGTAACGACGGTTACACACGCCATCAATGTGTGATTACTCAAGATCCATCCAGATATGATTCTGAGGAACTGTTTCGCAATGCTAACTTGCCATACACTGTAGCTGATCGCCCTGACGGAAATTGCAAAACATATCGGCTATCGGTCACTGATAAAACTAAGCCGCTGATAAAAATGCTTTCTACACTTGGCAAATCTTACAGCAAGTATGCTCCGGATTGGCTAAAGAATGCCCCCCAAGAACATCTCGAAGCATTCATAGATGGATTCCATATGGGAGACGGGCATAGTAGCGGTAGTACTAGATTTCTTTCAACAAGCAGCAAGCAATTAGCGGATGATTTCCAGGAAATAGGCCTGCGTGCAGGCATGGTAATGAATGTAGCATTAAAAACAAAAGCAGGAATTAAGTCAAAAACAGGGTTCAATAACAATTACGACCATTACCTTGTAACGATACTTTCAGAAAAAAAACATCACCCCAGGCTTAATGTAATCAAGAGCCATTGCAAGCAAGACTATGGATGGTACAAAGAGCAGTATGACGACATGGTGTACTGTATAGAGGTTCCAACTCATAAGATATACGTTCGTCGCAACGGTAAGGCAATGTGGTGCTCTCAGACCTATGGGGAACTCAAGACTACGACTATCAAAACCTGGCAGGAATGGTTTCCTGACACATTATGCCCTATTGTCTATGACTCGCCTATTCGCGGTAGAATTAGGATGGTACTACCGGATAAAACGACCATGGACCTTGAGATAATGTTCCTCGCATTGGACAAGCCGAAGGATGCAAAGCGATTATTATCCCTGGAGCTGACCGGGATATGGTTCAACGAGGTGCGCGAGATACCAAAGACTCTTGTTGATGCCGGCTTATCCAGAACGGGGCGTTACCCGTCAATGGCTGACTGTCCTGATGACACATCATGGACCGGTATGATCGCAGACACTAACCCTCCGGACGATGACTCTTGGTATTACAAGCTGGCAGAAAAGTCGAAGCTACCTAATTGGGAATTCTTCAGGCAGCCAGGCGGGCTATTGCCAGTCCTGGATACCAGGGGTAGAACTGTCGGGTACGAGGCTAACCCCATTGCGGAGAATGTTCAGAACCATAAGCAGGGTTATCGCTACTGGATGAAGAATGTTGGGAGTGCCGATAGCGACTGGATCAAGGTTCATTGCATGGGTGACTATGGCGCCATCTTTGACGGAAAGCCCGTGTACGGCGATGCTTTCAATGAGTTTGTTCACAAATCGCCAGTACCGCTTGGGCTGTTTGGCGGGATACCTATCATGCTTGCCTGGGATTATGGACTGACACCAGCATGCCTATTCGGGCAGGTAACACCTACCGGCCAACTCAGGATACTGCGTGAGCTATGGTGCGAGGATGGTGGATTGAAGCAGTTTACAGAAAACGCCGTCAAGCCGATGCTGGCCAACACATTCCCGGGTATACCGTTCTCATCTGTTGGGGATCCTGCGGGTGAACAACGGAGCCAGGCTGACGAGCTTACATGTGCCCGCGTCCTGGCTAACCTGAAGATACCTACTATGGCGGCGTCTACCAATGATTTTCTGCCACGTAGGCAGGCTGTACTTGATAGGTTGACCAGACTGGATGCTGTGGGGCAACCGGCCATACTGATTGACCCGTCATGTCATATGATATTAAAAGGGTTGAAAGGTGGGTATAAGTTCGAGCGAGTTCAAGTCAGTGGTCAGGATGAAAAGTTCAAGGACGTTGCCAGCAAGAACAAGTTCAGTCACTTGGCTGATGCCCTGCAATACATGTGTTTGGGCGTGGATACGGCAGCTGCCCACAAGGCAAGGCCATTACCGCCACCGGTAGTTCCAGATACCCAGGGCGGCTTTGGTGGCTTTGTTTAGGCTAGGCGAAGGATGAGAACGCACCGTCGTCAACGAACCAGTTAAGGTCACGAAGCGTCTCTGCATCCTTGCGAGTGAGTCCATTCTTGATAGCGTTTTCAACCTCTGCGCCCCATATCTGATCATGCCACGCAGCGTCAACTCCATTATTAGGGCAGTACTTAGCGATTATGTTCAAGCCTTTCAGTGTGCTGCACCCTGGCTCATCCATCTTCTTGTAATCGCTGTCTCCTGACAGAATCGATTTCACCTCTTCAACGGTGAGTGTTTGTTCGTTGCTCATAGCTTCTTCCTTCCTTGTATTGCTCCACATTTCCAACATTTCCAGCGCTCGCGACATCCAAATAGATTAATTGCATCACCATAATGCTTATCCATCAATCTGAATTCATGCTTACAAAAGCAACGCTGAACAATAGGCCATTCAATAGGATTTAGTTTATACTTACTCATCACAATCCTTAGCCTCAATTATACACCTCTTGAGAGTTGCAGGTGTCGGAGCCATCGCAGTGCGAGTATAGTAGTATGAATAACCATCTATCATAACGATTGTGGGGGTAATGTGCCGACGGCTCTCCTTGTTGTTTGCATCAATACGGACAGAGAGGGCAATCAATAAGATCAATGCAATCAATGCGATGCCGATTCCTGCAAATAAGCTGTGCTTACTCATCACACACCCCCGTTATTGGTCAACGTGTCCTTCAGCTTCTCATCTTCCTCAGACAGGACCTCTTTGCTCTCTCCCTTCCGTTCGAAGTAGTCACCGCCTTTTGAGCTGTGGATGTTCTTGCAGGGCCACTGACGGCCGCATTCCGCGCAAGGCTGATCCACATTGGCCGGGCAAGTGAAGGAACAAGGCACTCCGTCATGATCGGTATCGGCTCCGAGAGAACCAGTATACCATCCGCGGACCTTGGCTTCGAGTTCTGGCTTGCCCTCGGGGACCACGACATCGGTGTTGCCCACCTTGACAGTGTGCTCTCCTGGTTCGGGCTTACGCATGGACTTGGACAGGGAAGAGGCGGCTTCGTCGGCCATTCTGGACTTGGCTTGCTTGAGGGATTCCTTGGGCTCTTCAGGCGGAGGAGTTGGAGCTTCATCGGCTGGAGCCAACCTCTTAAAGCTAACCTCCTCTGAGTAGTATCCATTAGACTGGCCATACCAGCGAACATCTACCCAGCCTTGATTAGTTCCAAATTTGTAGAACGTCCAGGTGCCGGAATCGTCAGCCATTGGATCTTCTTGACTACTGCAACTGGCAATGGTAATAGGATTACCTACTAGCGTTTCAAGCTCGCCGGTTATATCCTCGATCTCCACGATTTCGCAGCAATCCTGGTTATGAAAGAGCATGAATTCCTGGCCGTCAGCACTGTGGAACACGAGCTCTTCATCGTTTACATTCTCAACCTTTGTCATAGTAAGGCCGATCATATTTTCTAGGCGGGCTTCTTTGTTGATACGCGCCTCAACAACCGGCTGCTTGGGCTGGTCCACTGGCGGGTCTGCGGGCTTGTCCTTGATCGTTACCTTTGGCTCTGCTGGCACATCATCAGTCGGGTGGCATGGACAATCTCGGCATGCGCCGTGTTGCTCACAGATCTCCATAGTGCATTTACTGATGTTGAATCTACTGGGTTTCGGTGCTGAATCTGGTAGCTTTGGCATGGGTTTATCTTCTTCCCCCTTAGCCTCTTCGATCTGCTCTTCATGCGCCCCCTGTCCAGCAAAGATCTCACTCAGCTCGTCCAGCCCCATATCGTCCTCATGCCGATCGCCAGTGTTCATCGGGCCTCGGGCCTTACCATCCCACTCGGCCATTTCCCTTTCGTCACCGTCCAGTTTGTCGATAAACAGTGCGCGCATACGGGCAGATTCCCGGCGCTTGACATCATCGGACTCTATCGCCTCGGCGTCAGCTCGGAACTTGTCTACGGCAGCTTCAAAGTCGCCATTACGAAACGCCTCTACCATGCGCTCGGCATCGTGAAGGCTGATCATTGATTGACCATGGAACTCCTGGTACTGCTTCTTTTCGTTAATAATCTCGACTGGATCTGAATCGATTCTTGCAATACCCTTTGCGCGGCTGCACTGTGCTCCGAGATTGAATAATGCTGCCTTGATGTGATTGATCATGATCTTTCCTGTTATGTGTGAATTGTGAATAGTTGAATGTTCTCTTGCCTCTGGGCTTTTTCTGGTAGAAGTCAGGTGGGAATAGCGGTTGCTCATTGATTACGGCGTGGGCATCGTGTAGCCAGTCTGGGGTTTCTGCCTCGCCAGTTACAACCTCGCCAAGATGATGTAACATGAGTCGCGATTTCTGCATGCCAATTTCGCCGGGGTAGATGTCATCGCCGCATGTAAGAGTAGTATGAGAACGCACTGCCCACCTGCTACAAGCAGCAAACGAACCCGCAGAACCTACATTAACCCAGACTATTTCGGTGCGCATCATGAATGTACCATGAGTGCCCGCTTGGCGGCTACTATGCCCTTGCCGTACACATGAAACTGATTGAGTCCGGTAAAGCAGACTCTAGCCTTCAGTCTGGCATACTGCTCGGCATTGATACATTGGTGGTATTCCTTCAGGAGCTTCCTCTTGGCATCCCCTTGAACCATGTCAACCAGTCTGTTCATTAATGGGGTAATAATGAGCTTATCGTTTATGGCCTGTATCCTTCGCCTAGCGCGACTCATCTGGGCATCGTACATCATCTGCAGGCCGGTTGCTGTTGAAGGCATTCCATTGCTGGGCATACTGTCACTCCTGTTCTGTTCCAGTCGATCGTGGTGTCAACGCCTACCAGGGCATGCGCTATCCGTGCGCGGAGCTCTGCGGCTTCAAGATTAGCATACTCCTCATACAGCCACAAGTCAATGGCCTCGCTCGAATATCGTGTGGTAGGTGCGTAATCTAGGCAACTAACACCCCGAGTCTGCTTGAGGCAGATGTTCACGAGAACCGGGACTGAGCGGTTGCCTATGGAGTCACGGATATAGCGGAGGATGCTGATCAGGTCGGTTGGCAGCCTGACCTTGCGGTGGATCTTGGTCATGGTTATTCCTGTTGTGAATTAAAACGTGGCAACTGTGCTATCACTACACTACCGGGGTGATTAATCCCGGCCCGGAGTTGAACCGGGGCTGATTGCCTTGGTGCGAGAGATAGGATTTGAACCTATACTTTCCATTGGCAACCAGGGCCGGCAGTGCACTTACACCACTCTCGCGACACTACAGCACCAAGCCCGGATCCAGACTGCAACTAAATGCGGATACTGTAGGTCTGGTTGACTCACTTGGATTTGAACCAAGGACACCCAGTTTATCGGACTGGCGCTCTAACCTGCTGAGCTATGAGTCAATAAGAACCCCTACACCAAGCAGGGGGCGGCACTTTATCGTTTGAAGGTTAAATGTGCCTTGGAGCTTTCTGTCAGAGTCGAACTGACGACAATTTCCTTACAAAGGAAGAGCTCTACCAACTGAGCTAAGAAAGCTAAGGGGATAGGGTTATACTAAATCATAATGCCACTCCTGTTATGCGTTATACATTGAAAATACTACAATAACTAATCGGTGTGGTATGTCAAGCTTTATCTCTTGATTTAGCGGGTTTGAAGCAATGGGCACATATGTTTGAGCTTCCGTTGTCGTGTCAGCATTTTGCCATCCAGCGGCCCACCTATGCAGAGCCCTGTAAATTCTTGGTCAGGCATCACCGCAACCCTCGCGTGAACGGATTGCTATAGAGCACATCTGGCGGCCGGTTGATCCGCTTGGCACACGATACCGTATCAACGTCTACTCGTTTGAAGTCTGCGCGGCTAGGGCAATCGTTACACGCTCCAGACGCAACCATGCAGGACTTGCCAGCTGGGCACGGAGTTGTGAGGACGCTTGTATTCTTGTGGGTGGTGACTGGAATGGCTAGGGACCTGAATACTCGTTTCATGCTATCTGTTCTCCTGTGTGCGTTGATAGTTCAGCTACAACTTCTCCATGTGGGATAGACGATGAGTAAGTTGCGTAGGTATTAAGCATAGGCAACATTTGCCCTGGTGATAGCTTATCAAAGCTTTCGTGTTCAAGCTTGATCATGAAGGCGTTGTATTGGAATTCATAGTGACAATCGATAATAGTTGCACCTTCTGGCATGCCACCTACTGTAGCCTTCCCTGTTAGTACATCGATAATAAGTCCTGATGTTATGGGAAGAAGTGCCAACCTGCGTGATTCTTCCTTGATAATACCGCCGAATTTTTCATTTTTTATCGTTCCCATTACTGATCGTCTCCTGTGTGTGTTTGAATGATTAGTCCCGCTCGATCCTGACTCGAAGGACCTTGGCGTACCTGGTCATGTAGTTTCGTTGGTCGATTACGCGGTGCTGGGCCTCGTGAGTCAGCTCCTCGAAGCGGTCATCATCAAGGAAGTCGGCCAGCGTGTTAAGTCTGGCGTTGAGCTCTGCCAGTTCCTCAACCATGCGGGCGGTGTAGTTAGTCAACTCAGGATCGTAGTCAATGAGTTGCTGGACCTCTGCGGGGTCCTCGTCCCTGATGAGGTCTGCCACGATGTCGACGGCGGCGATGGCACTGGCTATCGTGGGGGTGACGTTTTTGATTACTGATAGGATGTTCATAATGTGTTTCCTTGCGTAAATGGAAAAATGGCCGACCGCAATGGCGTAATGCGGCCAGCCGGTGGGGAACCTGAGGCAACCGGCTTAGAAATTTTCGTCGTCTGATGCCATCTGGATAGGCTCTGACGCTGCGACCTGTCCATCGGGCGTGTAGCCGTTGGGCGCTTCGACGAACTCCATGGGTTCTGCTGGAGTTTTGCCATTTTGCATGGCCATCATCGCGTTTTGCATTTTGATGAGCTCCATTCTGGACTCGATGCCCCGCACAGCGCCCTGCAAATTGAGCTGGATATAATCGCTGAGGACCTTTTCTGACTCGTCAAGCTCGCCTTCCTCGCCAGGCTGGAACGAGGCGATCAGATGGGAGATAGCATTGTGACGAGCGGCCAGGCCGATCCCCTTGCCATTCTCGGGGCATTTGGGGTCAAGCTCCATCGCTTCCTTGATCTGCTCTTCGCCTGCGCCGAAAAGTTCAGACAGGCTGGACACAAGCTCTGAGCCTGCGTCAATGATCTGGGGTGCTGCTGCGAGTGCTGCTAGGATGGGGAACATGTTGTTACTCCTGTTGTTATTGGTTGAATTAATTTGGGGGTCTATCATCAATTAGCTTGCCTGCGTTCTCTGCATCGAGGAGGACGGCGCAAGTAGCTGCGATGTGTGCCAGTGGGTGTAATCCGCTATCTTTAGCCTACTTCCCCTTACTCGGACTGAGATTAAAATTCAAAATGACGCCTTCCGACTCGCCCACGGATTTTTCCTTATTCCAGCCTTCCAGTTTGGCTAGGGAGTCGATAGCTGCCTTGCTGTCGCTGACAAGAGTTTTTTCGGCAACTGATGTGACCGTACCTTCCGGTGTGCTGGTGGATGTCCTGGTGACTGACATGGCTTTTCCCTCTGCCTGCTCTGAAAGGATCTCCAGAGCACGTTGGCGGGTGAGTATGGCGCCTTGCAGCGCTTTTTGCTGGCCCTCTTCGATAAAGGCTGAGACCAGTGGATTCCTGCGCAGAGTTTGAGCGGAATTAGCCACTGAGGAAGACTTCCACTTACGTGACGCCGGGTAAGCATCGCGATAGGCGTCTGAGTTGTCCATTCCAGATATGGCATTCAGCGCAAATTTCCGCTGTTTGTTCGTGAGTCGATCACCTTTAGCCATATGTCAAGCCCTCGTAAGCAGTTTATAAGTAAGTAATTCACAATACCTAGAATATACCACACGCGCAACCTCTTTTGCTCTTATTTGCCTAATTTTCTCTTTTTTCCATTAAATGCGCTTGCTTTCCGTTAATAGATGATTAAATTAGGAGAAACGGAACAGTAACCAAAACGGAGAAAAGCAAGATGGCAGACGCAGAAACAACGACAAGAGAGAGCACATTAGCTTTGCGAAAAGAAATGTTAGAGTCTGGTAAAGATTACGCAAGGGATGGACAAGAGTACGACAGACAACGAGCGATGGACACTGAAAAGGCCTTTGCGGTTGCATACGACAAGTCCGAGGTCGAATATTCCAACGGTGGCGAATCTGACGAAACTATTAATGACTACAAAGTGGCCTGGCGCAATATGCGACAGGCGCAATATGTTAGCGCGGTGGAATGTTTCACCGACTGAATCTAACCCACCACCCCGCGCCGGGCGGGTTATCCCGGCGAAGGAAGGAAAATGCCAAACGAACTTGAACAATTCATCAACGAACATTGCGGAGGGTGCAAGGCGATTGCCGCCGAAGCCCTCGGGGTGTCTCTCCAAACCGTTTACAACAACCTCGAAGGCGACGTCTCCGGCTCGGTCGCTAAAAAGATCGAGGCCGCCCGCGACCGGCTCAAGAAACAGCACATGTCAAAACTCGCACAGGAGCTCTTGGATCTATGCTCAGATCAATAATACGACTGTTCACCGACTCATGCCCGCATAAAGCGAAACCTTGCTCAGAGTGCGGCGACGTGACATTAATCGGAAACCTTGACAATTCGGGAATCTGCCGTAAATGTAAATCGTTCGCTGGACTCCTCAAGGAGTCGCGGAACCTGAAACACACCTGCCCGAATTGCGGGCGCGATTTTGCCTCGGTCAAGGATCAGGCGGGGCTGTGCTTTTTTTGCAAGCGCGAACAAAACAGACAATCACGAGAACCCCGGCCAATATTGGACCGGATACGCAATCAAAACATAGGGAGTTAGACGGATGAAACTTGCCAACGAAATGGAAACCTTCGGACACAAGGGGAAAATCTACACGCGGCCAATCCAGTACACCAAGGGCGGCGAATCAGTCGCGGTTATCGGAACTCGACACGGAACGCCCGAGGTGGAGATCGTCGGGACTCTTGACGAAATCAACATATTCGAGGGGGAAACATACGCCCTCGTCAACATAGGAGGACGAAGCACGATACCGCGCAAGATTCAGGATCTTGCAATATTGACCAAATAGCCCGGCTTTCGGGACAACCCCCAACACAGGAACAGTAGAAAATGAACGAAACCACGAAGAAAGAAATCGAAGTCCGCGCCCTTGGGTGCGAGCTCACAGAGGCCGAGCGGCTGGAACGAGGAGGGGCGCTTGCCTCGGTCGTTATGTCCGTTGCAAACTACCACCTCGAACTATTCGAACGAAAGGCCGAGTTCAAGGCGGAAAAGGACGTGATCGAACAGGCCATTTACGCCTTGAGAGTTCGCCAGTCGGACCTTTCAAAGAGCATCTCGGAGGGCGTCGAGGAACGCGACGTAAAATGTGAGGCCGTGTTTGATTACGAGGCCGGGACCGTCACGGTTCGCCGCCTCGACAATGACCAGGTAATCGAGGATCGGGAAATGGAGGGGCTCGAAAAGCAGATGCAACTCGACTATGACGAGGACAACCCACCGGAAACGAGCGCGACCGTTGATTGCCACGCTTGCGACGGGATCGGAAGCACTCAAGATGGATACGACGACCCGAAACCTTGCTCAGAGTGCGACGGGTCCGGCCAAATCATCGTCAGCGTAACCGCGGAGGGCTCAGACGATGAGTAACGCCGAACTCACAAAACGCGAGGACACCGCGCCCCTTCCTATTAACGGAATGAATGACATGGTCCTTCTGGGCGACTTTATCGCACAGTCTCAAATGCTCGGGGCATCGTCTCCGGCGGCGGGGCTCGTGATCGCCGCGACATGCGTCCAGGAGCGGATGAGCCTTCTCGAATTCGGGCGGCGCTATCACGTCGACGGGCGCGGCAAAGTAACAATGCGCTCTGACCGTATGCTTGCCGAGTTCATGGCGCTTGGCGGCGAGGTCGAGTGGACTCAATGGGACAAAATCGCCGCGGTCGGGAAATGGTCCTTCGGCAAAAACCAAGACAAGGAAATCGCGTTCACCTATGCCGAGGCCGAGGAAGCCGGGTATATCAAACCGGGGTCTAATTGGGAGAAGGATCCCGCCGCGCAATTACGCGCTCGCTGTATTACTCGGGCGGTCCGGATGATTTGCCCTGCCGCCGTTGCAGGCGTCTACGCGCCTGAAGAAATGCAGGACGTATACAACGCAGAACAGCCCGCACAGGCCGCCGCGCCGGTTGCCGTGGACCTGAACGCCATACCAACCCAGGCAACGCCACAAACCGCGGTGAACATGGTTCCGGCAACGCTTGAAGCGGACCCGACTCCGTTCGACGAGGTCGACTACACGGTTTGCCCGGCCATGAACACGACGTTCGACGGTCAGCCTTGGTCAGCTATCCCGGTCGACCAGCTCGGACTCGCGCTCAAGATGACCGATCCGGCCCTAACCCAGAACCACAAAAACGAAATACAAAAGGTGATAAACAATGCCTAACGTAATTAAACTGGACACCACCGGCCTATGCCGGGCTGAATGGGTCGCTGAACGCGACGAAATCCTCACAGAACTCGCAGAGGTCGAAGCGATCGACTCAGACTCTCAATTTGAGGCCGCTGGCGCGCTTCAAACGCGGGCCGCGAAACATGCTAAGAAACTCGACAAAATCCGGATGGAGGTCAAGCGCCCCGCGCTCGATTTCAGCAAGGCGATTGACACTCAAGCGAAAGAAATGGTAAACGAGCTCAAGGCCGGAACGGATCGAATCCGAAAAATCAACGGCGACTACGCCACCAAGAAGCAAGCCGAGGCCGACGCCGAAGCTCGTCGCGTTGCTCAGGAGGAAGCACGCAAGGCTCAGGAGGAAGCAATCAAGGCCCAGGAGCAAGCCGAGGCCGCGCCGGTCACGTTTGGAGGGAAGGTCGTTGATATCGCCGAGGAGCCCGCCCCGGCTCAGTTCGCCCCGCCACCGCCACCACCGCCCAAGACTAAGACGATGAACAACACGTCCGTAAAGGTTTGGGACTTTGAAATCGTTGACAAAAACAAAATCCCCGCGGAG